ATGATGAAGTTAACACAAAAAGCACAAACAAAAGGAACATATGCAATCTCAATCGGAAATTATAAATACTAAGAGTTGGAATGAAGAGGAGATAAGAGATTTAATCTTATTTGCTCAATCACTAAGAGAAGAGAACGAAGAGTTAAGAGCTAAGATAATAGCAATGGATGCTTATGTAAAGAATGGCGATGCTAAATTAAGACAATTACAAATGATATTAAAACGATATACAATATGAAAAAAGAAATAGAATTATCAATACCCACATCATATGGGGATATAACTCTAAAGAAGTGGTTAGGTTTACAAAAGGAGATAGATAACTATGAAGGCGATGTTGAAGCAATTGGTGCTTTGATGATATACCACTTATGCGGATTAGACCCATTGTATTTAAATGGATTGGCAATGGAAGATTACAATGTAATCAAAAACGAATTAGCATCTTTCTTACAAGATGTTGAATTGCCATTACAAAGATTTATAAATATAGATGGTGTTGAATACGGATTCGAACCAAATTTAAGTAAGATGGCTTATGGTGCATATGCTGATATATCTAAGTTTGACACGATAGCAATCGATGATAATTGGGCTAAGATAATGAATATACTATACAGACCTGTAACTAAGAAAACGGGTGATATGTATTCAATCCAAACATATACAGGCGATGATAAATACACTAAGTTTTTAGATGTACCTATGGATGTACACTTTGGAGCACTTTTTTTTTTATCAAATTTACAACTCAGCTTACTCAATTCTATCCTGAAATTTTCGATGGAGACGGAAGCTCTACACAGCATCAAGCCAATTTTGCAAAGAAGTGGGGAACATATGGAGCGATTGTTGACTTGGCAGAAGGAGATATTCTCCGATTCGATAAAGTTGTAGAAGAACCATTAGAGAAATGTTTATTATATCTCGCATTCAAAGCAGATAAGAACCAATTAGAATCCTTAATGCACAAAGAAATGCTGAAAGGGATTAAGTGATAATTATATTTGTTTTATTTAGTGTTATTACTTTTATAAAGAACACATTATGTCAGGTAGATGGAGTAACAGCCGTAACGGCAATTTAAGATATTCAGTAAACAGAGAGAACCAGAGCGGGATTTACATTGGACCAACTCGTGGTTTATCTTCTCCTAAGAATAATAGAAGAGGATGTCTTTGCTTAAATGCAAACACTTATGATGTTAAATGTTGCAATGGGGCTTTAATGGAGCAAGGAATAGGTAATATACAATCACCAAATAGAACCGGTGGTGGTGGATTTGGTGATGGGTATAGTGATGGATTTGATACCCCCATATGGTAGTTGGTTTTAAATAATAATAGAATAAAATAAAAACATACAAATGGCAGAATTAAGTAAGCAAGCTCTAATCGTAGAAAATAATCAGAGCTTCCCAAACAATAATAATGGTGTAATTACACCAACCGATTTAAGAAGTTTCAATACCGATGTAATTGATTCAACTGTTAATCAAACTCAATATACTGCTAATAGTGGTAGTTGGAATGTTGGTATAAGTAATCTAAACGCATTTACTGCATCTCAACAACCATCCTTCACTGCATTGAATTCATTCACTGCATCACAATTAGTAATCAATAGTGGTGTTAATACGTTTACACAATCAGCAAGTGGAAGATTAAACAATTTGGAAGCATATACTGCATCATTTACTACATCAGTTGGAATATACGATGAAAGTGTTTTTGTGCAAAATGTTAATCAAATTAACTTTATGGGTAATGGTATCACTGCATCTTATGTTAGTGGTAAAGCGGTAATAGATGTAAACTTTACTCCATTAAATAACTTTACACAATCTACCTCTACTCAATTAAATTCATTACAAGCGAACTTTAATTCATTTACGCAATCTACTGATAATAGTATTGCATTAATTGAGCAAGTAACTGCATCTTATGCAACTACGGGTTCTAATAGTTTTGCACAAAACCAAAACTTTGAAAAGAACATAACTGTAACTCAAAGTGTTTATGTAGGTCAGAACATATATGTAAATGGTGGAATTGAAGCAACTTATATTAAAACAATATACGAAACATCATCAGTAATATACTCTTCTGGTTCAAACCAATTTGGAGATGCATCAAACGATAATCAAATACTAAGTGGTAGTACATATGTTGAAGGAGAATTGTATGTTAATAAACTAAATGTAACGGCTCAATTCAATACAACAAACGCATTCACTGCATCTCAATTACTAATCAATACAGGATATAATACATTTACTGCATCTACAAATTCTGATTTAAATGCAATACATCTTACAACTCAATCCTTAAACGATTATACTGCAAGTAATACACAAAGAGTAGATGTGTTATCTTCTTTTACTGCAAGTTATGCAACAACAGGTTCGAATACATTTACAGGAGACCAAACATTAGTAGATGCAGCAGGAAATAGTGTAACTCTATCTGATGTATCGGGTAGTTTAATGTTAGTTGCAAAATCATTTACATCTGCATCTGCACACATAAGTGCATCTACATCAACGCAAGTAAACTTAATATTCAAAAATAATAGTAATACTGCTGATACAATCATATCAGGTAGTAATAACTTATTTATAAATCCAGCAGCACCAACTGCAGGTTTTAAAAGATACATTGGTGGTAGTGGAAATATAATGTTGAACCCAAGCAACGTTCCACAAATAAGTGGTAGTATGGCATTTAGTCCAACAATGAATAATAACTTTTATGGTGGTAGTTCGATAACCACAACTATGAGAGGGCCTGCGACTAGCTCTGTTGCATGGGCAATTTCAGGCAATATTATAAATCAGGCATTAAACATAGGAAGTAGTGTAGCAAATAATGCAGAGAAAATAGTTACAGGTTTAAATGTAAGTGCTAATATTTTAAATAATAGTTTGACTGTTATTGCAAATAGAAGAGATACTACACAACTTTTAAATATAACTAATAATCAAACTGCTTTTGCCGCTACAACTTTAAACGCTGCATCATCCTCTCTACAATATGTAGGTAATTTTGGTGGAGCACTAACCTTAAATAATAATGCAAGTGGAAGTGGAGCTGCAATTATAAGTTCATCAAACGCAACATATGTAGCTTATAATACATTTGCAGCACTGAATACTACAATAACTACAAGTGGAAGTTCTGACCCAAATGATTTAAAAGGAAACTCATATATCAGACATATTGAAAATAACGCAATATTCGGAAATAGTAATACTGCAAATTTACCATATGCAGAAACAGGTTCAAACGCATTAGCTTCAACAATGATTGCCGGCTTTAGTTTAGGTGTAACCGGTAGTAATGCAAGTAACTTATCAGGTCTACTTAGAACTGAAGGTTCTGCATTCTTTGGTAGATATAACGCATTAGATGGTAATAAAGCACAATCGGCTCAGACTGTTTTTGCAGTTGGTACAGGTACTGCGGCTAATAGAAAGACTGGATTCTTAATCGATAGTGGTTCTAATACATTCATTGAAGGTTCATTAACTATAACAGGTAGTGTATATCAAAATGTAATTTCACAAAGTATAGTAGATGCAACTGCAAGTATTGATTTAAGTAGAGCAAACTTTTATAGAGTTACTTTACCAGCAAGTACTCGTACAACATTTAGTATTGTAAACCCTGCAGTAGGACAAAGTGCAATGATTCAAATTACAACTGATACAAATGCATCAGCATCGTTCACTTCAAATGTTAAACAACCATCTGGCTTTGGATATACACCATCAACGGGTTCAGGCAATATAGATGTTTTAACTTTAGCATGTTTTGATGGAACAAATGTATTAGTAACAAACGTAACAAATTTAGTATAATGTTAATACAATCATTATCTTTCAATACTCAAAAATTAAGAGTAGGATTATTCTATCAAGGTGGTATTATTGTTTATGTAGATAATAATAAAAGACAGGGATTGATTGCATATAACACTGGGTTTGCTTCAAATAATTTAGCATGGGGCCCAAATGGTTCATATACTCAAAGTAGTCTATATGGACAAGGATTTACCAATACACAAAATGCATACAACACTTTATCACCGGCATCTAATACCGCATTATATACTGTTTGGAATGGAACATTCAATGGATACTCTGATTGGTTTTTACCAAACATAGCAGAAGCTACATATGTAGCTGCTATGGCAGATACGGGGTTTAATGCAAATCCTTTAGATTTTTGGAATTTTGGTACTATTTGGTTAAGCGAAGCACCACCATCACCTACTTCAGGTATCTATGCATATGACCGTGACTTTCCTGGAGCACCTTTTGTAACAACCAGATTTAGAAATGAAACTGATAATAGAAATAGTATTGCCTGCAGATATATTACATTCACATAAAAAAAATAATTACTTTTTAAACAAACAATGTTATTAACAATATAAAAAACAAATTAATATGAATTCAAAAACTGTATTAAATAAGATACTATCGCTTTTATCAAAAAACGAAGTGATTTTAACTTATGCTAGATTAGCAGACGGAACAATCGTAGAATCAGCTACTTTCGATGTTGGTGAAGATTTGTTCGTAGTATCTGAAGATGGTACTAAGACTCCAGCTCCAGATGGTATGCATGAATTAGCATTAAAAGATTCTGAAGGAAATGAAACACTTATCAAAGTTAAATCTGAAGCAGGTAAAATTGTTGAAAGAGAAAACGTTGAATTAGCAGCTGCTGATGAAGAGACTGTTAAAGTTGAAGATTTACCACAAGCATCTGGCGATGTTATGGATGTAAACGCAATGCCTGACCTAAAAGGACAAGTACCAAGCGGAACTTTAAAGATGGCTGAAGAAACTGATTCAGTTGAAACTATCCCACAAGATGATGAAGCTCCAATGAAAGAAAAAGGAACTGAATCTGAAGATGGAGAAGAAGAACCATCAATCGAAATCGAATTGAAAAAGATGATGGAGAAAATGGCGTATCGCATCGAAGAGATGGAAAAGAAGGTGATGAAAATGGAAGAGGCAATGTTGCCACCCGTTGATGAAACCGTTGTTGAGGAAGAAGAAATGGAAGAAGAGTTACCAAAATTAGATGGTGCTCCAATCGAAGAGGGTATGAAATTCTCAGCACAAAAGAACAATAAAAATTATGGTAAGAAAGTAGAGAACTCTCAAAGTTCATTCTTATCTAAACTTTATAAATAAAAATATTTTAAATCATTTAAAAATTAACAAATGAAAGCAAGACAAAATTTTGCAGCAGGCAATCCGACTATCACCACAACTTACGCTGGTGAAGCAGCATCGGGCTATATAGCTGCAGCACTTTTAAGTGCAAACACTTTGGATAAGAAGTTGATAACTATTATGCCAAACGTAAAGTACAAATCTGTAATTCAAAAATTGGATGTAACAGGTATCATCAATGATGCATCTTGTGATTTCCAAACAAATTCAGGTTCAGTAGCAATCACAGAAAGAGTATTAACTCCAAAAGAATTACAAGTTAACTTGGAATTATGTAAGCAAGAATTCGTAGACTCTTGGGAGGCTATGCAATTAGGATTCTCTGCATTCGATGAAATCCCTAAGAACTTTAACGATTTCTTAGTATCTTATGTAGGTGGTAAAGTAGCAGAAGCAACTGAACAATCTATTTGGCAAGGTGCAGCAGTAGGAGCTCCAGGCGATACATCAACTAATGGTCAATTCGTAGGATTCGAAGCTCGTTTATCTGGCTCTATCTCAGCAGGTACTGGCGTATTACCAGCAAGAACAACAGGTGGTACATCAGCAATCATCTCTGGTTCTGTAACTTCAGCTAACGTAATTTCAGTATTAGATTCAGTAGTATCTACTATCCCTGCAACTGTTTACGGAAAGCAAGACTTAGTACTTTATGTAGGTACTCAAGTAGCTAAAGCTTACCAACAATCACAAGCTGGTGGTTCTGCAGGAGCAAATGGTTGGAACAACCAATACAATGTAGGTGAAAAACCATACAACTTCAATGGTATTGAAATCGTATTATGTCCAGGTATGACTGCATCTAAAATCGTTGCAGCTCAAAAATCAAACTTATTCTTCGGAACAGGTTTATTATCTGACTACAATGAAGTGAAGGTATTAGACATGAGCAACATCGATGGTTCTCAAAACTATCGTGTTATTATGAGATACACTGCAGGTACTCAATTCGGTATCGGTTCAGACATCGTTTACTACGGAGCATACTAATAGTAACTAACTAATTAAATAAAGGGTGGTGAGAAATCATCACCCTATTATTAAAAACTTAAAACAATAAAGATATGGCTTGTAATTTATCAGCTGGAAGAAACGAAG